CAGGGCGGGAGGCACGCGGGCCGCCGCCGTGCCCCTCCTGGCGGCGTTCAATCGTATCAGCGTGTGCGCCACGGCGGCCGACAGCGTGGCTCTCCCACCGGCCACGGGCGGTCAGGAGGTCACGTTGATCAACAGCGGGGCCGCCGCCACCCAGGTGTTCGCCGCACCCGGAACGAACGACCTGATCAACAACGTGGCGGCGGCGACGGGGATCAGCCTCGCGGCTGCCGGTAAAGCCCAGTTCGTCAGTCCCGACGTCGGGTTATGGTTCAGCATCTTGTCAGCGTGATCGGCTGGGCATGGGGCGCTACCGCCGTGGTGGCCATGGTCATCATGGCGGCAGTGCTCGTGCTGCTGGTGAGCCGTTGATGGAGGGCTTCCTTTGACCATCGCCAACGACATCATATCGTTATCACTCCGCAACAGTGGCGTGAACGGAGTCGGCCAGACTCCGATGTCGATTGATATCGCCGACAGCTTCAAGGTGCTTAACGCCTGGATCAACGAAATCAATCTGGAGCGAGTGGTTAAGGTTAATCGGATCAATCTTCCGACGTTTCCCGACCTGACGACGGACGTGCCGTTCTGGAGCCCTTACGAACACGTTTTGTTGACGAGCATGGCGGTGCGGCTGCGACAGGTCTACTCGCTGCCGCCCGTCCAGCTCGACGTGCAACTGGCCGCCTCGGCGCTTCTCGCCTTCAACGCGATCAACCTCGAACAAATCGCGGCGCCATGGATGGCGGCGGACGATGGGTCCGGCTACGGCGTAGTCTTTCTGGCGCTGCGCGCCGCCGGCCGCGTCAAGGACGATCAGGGAGTAGCGCAGAACGCGCAGGATGTCACCGATGCATTCTCACTGTTGACTGAAATGCTGGACGAGTGGACGCGCGAGCGAACTGTCAGGGTCATCCCTGGCCAACTTCCGGCGTTTCCCAATCTCGCGGCCCGGCCGGTAATGACGCCCGGTGTGCGTAACGCGATCGTGCTCAATCTCGCTGTTCGAGTGCGCGATGCGTTCGGGGCTGAGGTCTCGAAGACGCTGACCGATCGCGCCGAACGCGCGTTAAGCCTCATCCAGGCGATCAATCAGCAGCAAATCGCGGCGTTGTTCCCGGCCGTGCCAGAAACTGTCGAACACGCCATCTTTCTCGCGCTCCGTATGGCCGGACGGATCAATGATCAACAGAGCGTGGCCTACACCAGTAAGGATGTCAGCGACGCGATGGGCTTGCTGGTCATGATGCTGGGCCAGTGGCAGCGCAAACGGTGGCTACTCTGGTCGGAGCAGGATACAAGTTTCGTTTCGACCGGCGCGAATTATTACACAATCGGACCAAGACAGAATTTCGACGTGGCGCGGCCGGATAAGATCCACGCCGCCTATGTCAGGATCTTATCCGCGTCCGGCGCTGGCTCCGCCGTCAATGACGTATTACCGGAGACGCTGCCTTTTCCACTCGGCCCGTACGGCACCGATGCCGTTGGCACGGGTAATGACGTGGATATTCCCCTGGCCATCATTGAGTCACGGGAAGATTGGTCGACAATCACCATCAAGCATCTGAAATCCATCCCGGAGGCGGTGTTCTACGACAGCGCGTGGCCAATCGGACGGTTGTATTTCTGGCCCGTGCCTCCGGCGAACGCTTATGAATTGCATCTTGCCGTCAAGACATCGTTACCGGTCTACGGGAGCCTGACTGACCAGTTGAACCTTCCGCCGGAATATCTCGATGCCGTGGTCAACAATCTGGCGTGCCGGATCATTGTCGTCAGTGGCGGCCAGATTTCGCCGTTCCTCGCCGGGCAGGCGCGAGCCAGTCTTGAGACCGTCAGGATGGCCAATGTTCAGATCCCGCTGCTGGGCATGCCGGCGGCGCTGGTTGGGCATCGAGGTGACGCCAGCAGTTGGGCCGGACGTGGTCTCAATCAGGCGTGGACCACGGGCGGCGGTAGCGTTTTGAGTTAGCCAAAGGATTATCATCGATGAGCCACACGAGAATGGCACCCTCCATGGCGAGGCGTGGTATGGCGCGTCTGGCCGCCGCCCCCCAGGTGCTGAGCACGCCGCCAGACGACACCGGATATCCTTGGGTTGACGGGGACATTCTGTATGCTGACGATCTGAACGCGGCGTTCACTGACGGTTTCAATGTCGTTAGTGTCCTGAATCATGGCGCCGTGGGCGACGGTTTCGTTGACGACACCGCCGCGATCCAGACCGTGATCAATACTTACGCGGGTAAGGCCACGGTATTCATACCGGATACCGGTTCAGTCTATATATGCGGCTCGTTGTCCATGCCGTCAGGCACGGACGTGTTGATCCATGGCACGTTAAAACTGGCGCCCGCCTCGTCGCACAGCCTTATCCGCGTTATCGATGTCAGCGACGTGACGGTGCGCGGACATGGCACGCTCGATGGTAATAGCGCCGCCAACTCGACACCCGGCGTCGCCACGCTGGAAGTCACCAACGCCAGTAACGTCCAGATTTTCGGCGGTCTCACGCTTCAGAACGCACCGTACTGGAATCTGAACGTCGCCACGAGCAGCAAGGTACTGGTGGACGGTATTCACATGATCCGTGGGCGTAACGCCAATGAGTTCGCCTCTGGATCGGACGACTGCTGGCTGATGAATTGCACGATTGACGGGCCGGACGACGATATTGGGTTCTCGTTCTATGGCGGCGTCACCAACAGTGGCGCGCTCGGCAATACCGTGAAGAACTCCGGTCTTGTTGGAGGCGCGACGGCTGTTGGTATCAATGTACTCGCCGACGCGGGGCAGCCGGCGGCATGTAGTAATATCGTGATATCAAACAATATCATTCATAACTGCGGCGGCCCCGGACTTGAGACCCGCAGTACTAGCGAAAATTGGCATGATGGCATTATTATCTCGAATAATCGTTGTTACAACAACGGACGAACCGGGATTGGCAATCGTGGGGACATCCATGTTGACAACGTGACAAACGCCTCGGTAACCGGCAATCACTCTGGCAAGTTTGGAGTGAGCGCGCAGGAATATTATGGCATCTTCGTGGGCAACGCGGTTGGCGGCATCCACATCACGGGAAACATGGTTTATGGCGTGGGCTTTGGCGGCGGAGGAACCGTGGGCGTTGGGCTGCAACTCAATTCCCCAAGCATGTTAACCGCGAGCGGCAATTATTTTCACGACGACGCAACGCCGACGACGATGGGCTTTTCGATTAAGGGAAACGCTGGTCCACGGAATACTTTTATTGGCAATTTCTGCATGCAGCCCATTGGCGTTACGGCGCAGGCCGATACTATTTTCGCCAACAGTCTCGCGGCGGGGTGGTATTTCGGCATTGATAACGACAGCCTGGGCGTCGTCGTCAGGCTGAATGGTGCCCAGAACAGCAACCGTTTCATTGGTTACACGACGAACAGCACTCCCCGGTGGTATGTCGGCGCGGCGGGGCCGGTCGAACCAGGCGATGGTTCGGGGACGGACTACATTATAATCGCATGTAACGACGCGGGCGCGCTGACCGTGGCGCCACTGTCAATCTCCCGCGCTACCGGCGTGATGACATTATTACGGGCACCGACCATCACGAACATGAATAATGCCACCAACGACGCTGGCGCTGCCGCCGCCGGTGTGCCGATTGGCGGGATGTATCGCAATGGTTCGGTCGTCATGTTGCGAACGGTATGAGGATGCCCCTTACAGGCGGGGCCTATCAGGCGCGCAGCGTGATCGCGGCGGCGCAACGCTGCGTCAACTTATACGTTGAACCGATGCCCCAGGCGCAGGGCGAGCCGGCACCGGCCGCGCATTATCCCACCCCAGGTCTGCGGTTGCTTGGCACGATCGGATCGGGTCCGATCAGAGGCATTCGGCAGGCGTCCAACGGGCTTATTCACGTCGTGTCCGGCTCGGATGTTTTCCTGGTTAACAGCCCAGACTGGTCAACAGCGGCCAATATCGGCTCGATCACCGCCGGCCGGACGAACCCGGTTTCCATGGCCGATAACGGCACTGACATGGTCCTCGTGGACGGCACGATCGGTGGCGACGGTGGCCCCGACGCGGGCTGGCACGCGCCGCTTACGACGCCGTTTCTGTTAAGTGCGATCACCGATCCAAACTTTTATGGCGCCGACCGCGTCGATTATCTGGATGGGTATTTCCTGTTCAACAAGAACGGAACCCCGCAGTTCTATTCGTCGGACTTCATGGCGTTGACGTTCGATCCGTTATGGATTGCGAACAAGATAGCCTATAGCGACCTGCTACGCAGCCTGATCGTGTCCCGGCGCAATATCTGGCTGATCGGCGACAAGACGACGGAACTATGGTCCGATGTCGGCGCTCCGGATTTTCCGTTCCAGGCGCAGGCCGATGTGATGATTGATCACGGCGTGGCCGCGATCTACAGCGTCGCGGGCTATGACAGCGGCGTGTTCTGGTTGAGTTCCGACCGCACCGGCCAGGGCATCGTGCTGACCGGGAGCGGTTATCAGACGAAACGAATTTCGACCTACGCGATCGAGACCGAGATCGCGGGGTATTCCGTCATCTATGATGCTGTCGGGTTCTGCTACCAATACCTCGGGCATACGTTCTACGTGCTGAACTTCCCCACGGCGGACAAGACCTGGGTCTACGACATAACCACCGGACACTGGCACGAGTGGGCGTGGACCGATCCGGCGACCGGTCTGCGACATCGGCATCGGGCGAATTGCTATTGCGCGGTGCAGGGCACGCCGCATTCGTCCTGGATCGCGAACGGAACCCTGGTTGTTGGCGACTGGGAGAACGGCAACATCTATGCGCTCGACCACGATGTGTTCACCGATAACGGCGCGCCGATCCAACGCATCCGATCGTTCCCGCACATGGTCGAGGACGGGCGTCGGGTGTTTTACAGCCAGTTCCTGGCCGATATTGAAACCGGTACCGCGCCGGGACCGGACTATGATATTTCGTTGCGATGGTCGGATGATCGCGGGCATACCTACGGCAATCCCGTGGTCCAGTCACTCGGGGCATCCAACCAATATCTGACTTCATTGCAATGGCAGCGCCTGGGCATGGCACGCGATCGGGTCTGGGAGTTGTCGTGGACCGTGCCCGCGAAGATCGCGTTGCAAGGTGCCTGGATCAATGCCGAGGTTGGAGACGCGCCCACCGCCGCTCCGGCGGGGGCATCGGCCTGATGTCGGGTTCCGATAAACGTACCGTTACCATTCCGACACCGGTTCAACCGCTGGTTGATGAAGGCGATCAGATCACCGTGCCGTGGCGTGCCTGGGCAAAGTGGACGCAGTCGGGTGTGGTCCAGATTGCTGACCTGGCAACCCGCCTGGCCATACTGGAAGCGCGCATGGGCGTGACGGACGGTTCGGACGCGGCACCGGGCGTCGTCGGTGAGTATACGAGCGCCGTGGCTGGCGGGGTGACGGTATCCGATACCATTGTCACCAACATAGTGTCGCTTGATCTGGCAGCTGGCGACTGGGAGGTGTTCGGCAACGTGGTTTTCGTGTTACCGGCCGGCGCATATACGCTGCTTGGCGTTGGCATGGGGAGCGTGGACAGCTACATCACCGTATCGTTCCTCTCTCCATCGGATCAGGCAATGAACACGATGTCGCGTCGGTATAACCTGACGGCGACAACGACGGTCTGGCTGGTGGCCGAGGCTTTCAGCAGCGGCGGCGCGGTAACGGCCAGCGGCTTTATTCAGGCGAGACGCATGCGATGAAGCCGCCGTTCACGTGGTTCGCGACGGGGGCCTGATGCGAAACTTTCAACTCATCGCGACGAATATCGACGTCCTGCCGCTGGTGCTGGACCTCTATCGTCAGCCGGAACTTTGGAACCAGGATACCGCGCGCACTGGCGGCCAAGGGGCGTTCAGTGGAACGGATGACATCTGGGTGAGGTTCCGCGAACCCGCCGAATTGACCTCGCGAGAGACGTTCAACGAGATGTTCGTTCCGGTCATGTATCCCGCGTGGCGGGCGCTACCGCATCTCCGCCCGTTGGTGTTCAGCCTGATGGCGCGGCTGGAGGCGGTGCAACTGGGCGGTGTTCTGATCACGCGTGTACCTGGCGGACGACAGGTGGAACCACATGACGATCGAGGCCGCTGGCACCCAGAGTTTTTCACCACGAAGGCGTATATTCCGTTGGCCAGCAATCCTCATTGCTACAGCACATGCGAGAACGAGCGGGTCGTGATGGGTGTTGGGGACTGCTGGCTTTTCGACAATCTCAAAACGCACTCGACCGTGAATGACGGCGAGACGGACAGGATTACGCTCATCGTCAGCATGAGGGTTGAATCGTGAGACCCGCCCCCAACCAGCCGGTTTCTGTCGAAATCAAGCTGACCGATGACCTGTTCATCAAAACCGCGACGGTGGCCGATGCCGGGACGATCATTCCGACTCATGCGCACCGGTATGATCACATCACTCTGCTCGCGTATGGCTCCATGCGAGTTGAGGCCGGCGGCGAAATGCTGGGTGATTACACCGGCCCGGTCGGCATCCTGATCCGAGCCGGCGTCAAACACACCATGACCACGCTCACCGAGGGTGTGGTGTTCGCCTGCATCCATGCGTTGCACGGCACCGAGGGCGTGGAGATCGATGAAATGCACGAATTAGCAATGGAGGGCTGAGCCATGCCATGGGTAGCGGCAGCCATAGGGGGTTCAGCGGTCATCGGCGCTGCCTCCTCGATTTATGGATCGAACAAGGCCGCGTCTTCCGCCAAGGATGCCGCCAACATTCAACAGAAGCAGTACGAGCAGACGCGCGACGACCTGTCCGGCTATTTCAAGCCGGGACAGGAGGCTTTCGGCAACGCGCTGCAATTGGCCAAGGATAACCCCTTTGGGTCAGGACCGGACTATATCGGTCAGGCGGCGGGTTATTTCGATCAGGCGGGGAACTGGGCGAAACGGGCGGGGGATTATGTGAACGTGGCCGGTGAGAATGTTCCCGGTCAGATGACGCAACAACAACTTGAGGCGACGCCGGGCTATCAGTTCACCCTCGACCAAGGGCTGAAGTCCACGCAGTCGGCGATGGCGGCGCGCGGTCTCGGGGTCAGTGGCGCGGCGCTGAAGGGGGCCGCCAC